CTGGAGATGGTTGCGGACCCGTTGAACTTTGTTTCGCTGTCTCCGCTGTGGCGGGCACTGAAGGGACGTAAGGCGGTCAAGGGGGCGAATGCGGCCCAAGAGGCCGCTAACGCGGGCCGGTATGGGTACGTGAATCCAAAGGTGCTGGCAGATGATACGTTGCGTGGGGCCGACGACGCCGGTGCCGTGCTTGAGCCCGCAGGGCAGAAACTCCTCGGCTACACGCCAGACAGGGAAATGGTTTATCACGGCACGCCATATGATTGGACTGGGTCGGCTACAGGCGAGCACCCGTACGGGAAGTTCGATCTGGAACAGGTTGGCAGTGGAGAAGGTTCAACCATTCAAGGGCCGGGTGGGTACTTCGCCCAGAATCGCGGGGTACCGGAGGCACTCGGACGCTTGCTGAAAAAAGACATCAACATCTATGGGCTTGACGTACCTCCCGGATTCAGTGACGACATGCTCCAGTGGGGGAACACGTACCGCGGGGCAGACCCAATGGCTGCCGGACAAAACGTGTTTGAGTCTATGGCTGGTATGGCCCCGAAGTATGCCAGGCGGCAGGACATACAGCCCTTGCTCGACGCAGGTATTACCGGCATGGAATACCCATCGGTGGCTGGGCGGGGTTCCAGAGAGTACGCGGTCTGGGACCAAGACCTTCTGGATCAAATGCGGGTGAGAGAGATCAACGGCGAACGTGTACCGATCAATCCAATGTTCGGCCCGGTGAAAGCCGAGCAACGTGTCATCCCGCAGATCGCAGACTCGCCGCTGACCGAGGTTATCAACCCGATGGCTCCGCAGCCACTGCCCGGGCTGGCTAAGCCCGCAATGCAGGGTGCAGCTTATCAGGCTCTAGCCCGGTTCAATTCGTACGGAGGCTCATTGTGAGTACATGTAAAACCGGTGTCTACGTTATCATTTGCGTCCCCACGGGGAAGAGGTACGTGGGTAGTGCCGCTCGAAGTTTCAAGGATCGGTGGGACCAGCACCTACATGATCTGCGAGCCGGTAGGCATCACAGCGACTACCTGCAGAAGGCGTGGGACAAATATGGTGAGAGCAACTTTGAGTTCAAAGTAGCTGAGTATTGTCTGCCTGAGCACGCCGTGGCTCAGGAGCAGGTCTACCTCGATTACTACCGGTCGTACGAACGTGACAAGGGGTTCAACATCTGTGTCATTGCCGGGTCAAGAAAGGGTAGCAAGATCTCTGAGGAAGGCCGACGCCGAATAGCTGAGGCGGTACGTAGGCGTGTTGTCTCGGACGAGACTAAGCGGCGAATCTCAGAAGCCAAGATGGGCCACTCATTTACGCCTGAGCAGCGTAAACGCCTCTCTGAGGGCCAGAAGCGTCGGCCACCTCAGTCCGAAGAAACACGGCGGAAGAAGTCCGAATCGAGCCGAGGTAGGAAGAGGTCTCCGGAAGCGGTCGCTAAAACCGCTGCGGCTAACCGAGGTAAAAAAAGAACTGACGAATACTGTGAGCGTGTACGCCAGCGGCAGACAGGACGGGTTGTAAGCCCGGAGACCCGGGCAAAGATGTCGGCGGCTCGTAAAGGATACAAGATGTCCGACGAGTCTAGGGCAAAAGTCTCTGCAGCCCGGCAGGCGTATGAAGCCAGAAAGGCGGCAGAAAATGTCAAGCCTGATTGACAGAATCAAATCCTCGTTGAGCGAACGGCGGGACCTACAGACCGGTCTAGCGGCTGCAGCAAAAGTCGCCAAGGCCAAGTTGGACGCCCTTGAGCTGTTTAGGCCAACGGCGTACCAAGAACAAGTGGTTCTGTGTAAAGCAACAGAGGTACTTGTTCAGGGCGGAACACGATCGGGGAAGTCCATGATCGTTGCCGCGATGGTCGCCTCATACCTACGCAACAAGCCTATCACGTTCGCAGACGGTTCTAAGCATGACATGAGGGAGCCCGCCTGGCGGGGCCGAGCGACAACCGTGTGGCTATGCGGTTTGCAATTGAACCACATCGGGCAGACCCTGTATCGATTGCTCTGCAAACCGGGGGCTTTCGACATGGTTCGCGATGCAGCGACAGGTATGTGGAGGGCTTGGCAGCCGGGCCGAATACCCGGTGATGAGAACATTTCGCCGGATGAGCGTAAGCCAGCACCGCCGTTCATACCTGTGTCAGAGTTGATGGGGAAGCCGGTGTGGGAGAATGCAGCCGCGAATGAGTTCAAGTCTTTGACGATGAAGGACGGTTCGATAGCGTACGCCTTTGCTTCCACGGGTAATGTTAAGCGGGGCGATCCGGTAAATCTGGTGTGGATCGACGAAGAACTTGCATCTGATTCTGACCATTATTCGGAGTTTCAAAGCCGTCTATCTGACCGCAAAGGTCGTATCTATTGGTCGTCATGGCCAAACATGAAGACCCCATCGTTGCTGGCCCTCAAAAGAAGGTGTGACGAACAGCGTGATGAGTTCCATGCCGGGGTTAGGAAACACCTAGACGCGACAAACTTTGTTTTTCGTGGTTCTGATTCTCCGTTCATTGACGCAGACGAAAAACGTAAGCGAGCTGAAGGCTGGACTGAGGACCAACGCCGAGCCCGAGACTTCGGGGAGTTCGTCGTTGACAACATCCAGGCGTATCCTGAGTTCAACAAGAAGTACCACTGTGTTGACTACGGCGACAACAGCCCGCTGAATGACAAAGTCACAGAAGCGATGCGGAAGCTAAACTGGAACGTGCCGCACAACTGGTCGGTCGACCTGATCCTTGACCCGGGTACGCAGCGTCCGGCCTTGCTGTGGGGTGCTATTCCGACGCCAGACTTCTGGGACGACGGGGAACCGTACCACGTCATTTTCAGGGAGATGGCTATCCCTCGGGTAGACGCGGCTGAGATGGCTAAGCGGACCAAAGCGGCAGATCCGGGGCGGCATTATTCCCGGTTTATCGGGGACGCCAAGGCCGGTGGCCAGACGCCGATGGGGTTTTCCTGGACAGTTTTCGACCAGTACACCCGTGAGTTCCAGCGAGAGGGCTTGCGGTGCCAACTCACAGGTGATATGTTTCTCAGGAGTGAGACTGTATGGGTGACCCGGTCCATGAAACTTCGCAAGTGGATGCGTACACGAAAGTGTGGTCGTCCTCAGCTTCGCGTGGTTCCACACATGTGCCCGGTGTTGTGCAAACAGTTAGAGACTGTGCTGAAGAAGGTTTCTAAGGAAGACATCCAGGACAAGTTGGCGGAGGGGCAAGTACATGACGTGCTTGATACTTTGGAATACTGGGCCGGGTTCGACCCTGAGTTCCTCGCACCGCCTCCATCTGCAGGTCCAATAGATCCCGGCCGAGCTGCGTTCGATGCAGACCAAGCCTACCTGAAAAGGTTCTTCAAGCAGGGTGAGCAGAAAGAAAAAGGGCCGATTGTTCTCGGCGTACCATAACCCCCAGATGGAGAAGACGGTGTTTCTGAAAGACCTTATTCGAACTGTGAAACTGGACGACGTGGAAATCCACATATCGCTCGGTGAGACCGTGTGGTACTTCGGTGCCGCTCAGATCTCAGACAAGCCGATCCCCGCGACGATCCAGTCGTTCGGTGAAGACAACATGGTTGACCTGCTCTACCACGAGCAGTCCACCGGGAAGCCGATGCTGCTACGTGGCATCTGCATGGAGACCGACCCCCGTCTTGCGAACATGGTTCACAAGAAGAAAGGGTCTTGGTGCCCACGAGGCTCTTGGTCGTTTCTTGAAATCAAAGGCTGATCATGATTACGGCAGAGCAAGTCCAGCAGTATTTGCTGGGTCCAATCGTCAATCAGTGGTTCGCTCGTTTCGCCGCTGCAGAGCGTGCGAAGGATCGATTCACGGTGATGGCGAAGCTCTGCCGTCAGTTCCTTGGCTCCTCAGCTAAGGCGATGTGGGAGGACTCTTTCCGTAAAGAGTTCTATCCGCAGATCAGCCAGCCGCAGTTCATGGTATCGCTCAACAAAGCCTTCGAGCTTGTAGCGATCATCGGCCCGTCGTTGTACTGGCAGAACCCGGTGCGAGAGGTTCGCACGGCAGACAAGCCGGACCAGGTATCTATCGCCCAAGTGATGGGTATGCTGGACGAGCAACTTCTCGAACAGGTCAAGCAGCAGCAGGACGCAGACGAGCAACAGAAGATGCTGGCCAACAGCCTCATGACTGTCGTGCTTGACTGGATCATGCGAGAGCATCCGGCTGGAGTGAAGTCAGACATTGAGCTGATCATCCAGGAAGCTCTTGTCACAGGCCGGGGCTGCGGTTGGACCGAAACGTATTCTAACAGATCAACGGGCGAGCCGATGATCGGCACGTTCTACGACACAGTAGATAACCTGCTGATCGATCCAGACGCACGTGACCCTAAACTCCGCGATGTCCGCTGGATGTCACGCAGACACTGTGAGCCAGCGTGGGTTGTTGAACGCCGCTTCGGATATCCGCCGGGATATCTTGAAGGCCGTGGCACTCATGTCAGTTCCGAGTGGATCAGCAAGAACGTTGCCGATACAGGCACCGTGAACAACCTTTACAAAGACATGATCGAGTGGTACGAGGTTTGGTCTATTGGCGGGGTCGGGGCTCGTGTAACAGGTGTCCATGGACAGCTCGGCCAGGCTCTTGACCAACTGACCGGCGACTACTGTTACCTCTGCATGACTCGCGACGTACCGCACCCGCTTAATCTGCCGCCGCTGCTTGTAAACACAGGCGGGCCTGACGCGATCCGCGAAGCCATGAAGTGGCGGACGTCTCGATATGGCTCGGTGTTCGAACTCTGGCGTGACCGTCGATGGCCATGTGAGATGATGGACTTCTACCCCGTAGCGGGTACGTGCTGGCCGATGGCTGTGCTCGGCCCGGGCATCGGTAGCCTGCTCGCCATGAACATCTTGCTGGTCTCTCACCTCCAGATGAGCTGGGACCGCCGCCGAGACATCATCGCTATGAACGGGGCCTATGCAGCCGAAGCCGAAGCCGCCCTAAAAGGCGAGAACAATCCGGCAATCATCAAGATCAATGCCGCGTCACAGATGGGCATTGGCGACATCGTAGCCTTCGTTCAGCGGCCCGAGGTACAGGGTAACCTGCTGGAGTGGATTCAATACCTGGACAATCAGTTCCAGATGGCTACCGGGCTGGACGACATCCACTACGGTATCAGCCAGAAGCAAGCTCGCGTCAACAGCGACGTAGAGGCTAAGCAGAAAGCAGCGAACGTACGGCCCGAGAAGATGGCCGGTGACGTTCACCAGTTCGTTGTGGAATGCTCTCGGAAAGAGAGTTGGCTTGCGGCCATGTACATGAAGGGCGACCAGCTTCGGCCGCTGCTTGGTACATGGGGTGCGTTGGCCTGGGACTCAATCGTAGGCTCGATGACTCCGGACCAGTTGTTCCGGGAGATGGAAGTCTACATCGAGGCCATCGACATGCAGCGGCCTAACCGCGACAAGGACATGAATGATATGGAGAAGGTCATGCCGTACCTTCTACCAGTCCTGCAGATGTACGCTCAGACTACAGGCGATGAGAAGCCGCTCAACGCGATCACAGCACGCCTCGGCGACATCATGCAGATGAAGGACGTTGAACAGTTCTACATGGGTCCATGGACTCCAGCCGCTGACCCAGCGATGCAGCAGGCTCAGCAGCAGATGGCCGCTCTTGAAGCTCAGAAGACTCAGGCCGACATTGAAGAAACCAAGGCCAAGACAATCGGCCGTATGATCGACGCTCAGTACAAGCAGACAGGGGCCAACGCTCCCGCTGCTCAGCGTATGAAGTGGACTGAGCTTGAGAATCAACAGAAGATGCGTATGCAGGAAGAAGCTCACCTGCAAGACATGGTTCACCAGCAAGAGCTACTGGACATTCAAACCCAGGCTGCGAAGGTGGCCGCTAGATCAGGACAGAAGTAATGCTCACGCTCAAGGTAGAATCAGACGGCTCACCGGAGGACGTCAACCAGATCGTATCCCTGGCCTTCAATACCGGCATGACGGTTGAGATGACTCTGCCCGACGGCAGCACTGCAAAGGCGACACCGGCCCAGGTGCTTGAGCAGCAAGCGGCTCCAGCCGAAGCCGCCCCCGAAGTTGACGAGCCGCACCCTGTGTTGGAGGCGGAACAAGTTGACATTGTTCTTGACGGGGCCGAGATTCAGAAAGTCGAAGAAGCCCTCGAGAATCTAGTACCTGCTGATCCGCCAAGCGTGGAACCAGTAACGGAGCCGTCTACAGAGGCGGCTCCAGCAGAAACCCCAGTTGAAGTTGTGGAGTCAACCCCATGAGTCGCTTTACCTCCAGACGTGAACAGTTCGAATACGATGCCGTCGAGCAGGCTGGCCCTGCAGCGGTCGAAGCGTTCGAGCGGATGATAGCGAACGGGGAGTCCGTCTCTATGGCGGCTACTCTCGCAACACGGACGCCGCCCCGGACGGGCGTGGATGATCGGATGACAATGGCTAACGGGCCAAAGGCGTCCGAGATCTTCAAGAGCGAGCCATGGATGCTCGACCTGTACAAGAAGAACTACAAGGCCAAGACCGGGGAAGACCTGCCAGCAGACGCGATCGTGTATCGTGGTCTCGCTGACTTCCCCGGAGACCCGGCCGCGATCGTTACGCACAAGCACAGTCTGTCCGAGGTCAAGAAGGCTATGGCAGAACGTAACGTGCGTGTCGAAGGCGACTGGGAGAATCACCAGCGGCAGCAGGCCCCGAAACCGCAGGAGGAAGTCATCAACGCTCAGGTAATGAATCGTTACAAGGCCGAGTATCGTCAGCTTGACGAGTACGCCCGTGTTGACGAACGTGACCTTGAGGCGGAGATCATTCACAATCACACCAAGGTTGTCTCCGCCGACGAGGTGATGAATACCCCGGCGTCGATCAGTGACGCATACGACAAAACCTTTGCCGGTACGCCTTGGGCGGCGAAAGAGTAAGAGATGATCAGCGTAGCCGACATGATGAGTCATATCGCCGTGCAGATTAACAGTCCGCTGGACCGTTTTCTGGAAGCGAAGGTACGTACCGCCGTGTTGGCTGGCTGGTCTCGCTTGATGTCCATGCACGAGTGGGCGTACTTTCATAGGCTGGGTACGCTCATCACGTTCGCTGGCCAACGCACTGGTACTGTTGATTTTGACTACGATACACGTCAGGTCACTTTGACAGATGCGACCTGGCCAACTGACGCGGTGGCCCAGCACATCCGGCTTGACCAAAACTGGTACCCGATCTATCGGCGTATCAGTGACACAGTTATCGAGCTGTACTCAGGCAAGCACCCAGACGACGATCTTGCTGACGTTGAGTACCTGATCCAGCAAGTTATGTATCCGCTGCCGAGCGATGTCTCGGACGTGGTGCAGGTACTTGAAGGTACTCAGAACATGCAGCTCCAGCGGTTGAACCTTCTTGAAGCGTTTCAGATTCAGGAAGGTTTCGCCTGGAGTCCGGCCCTTCCCACCACGTACGCCCTCGTTGCGGACACAGCAAACCCGCAGCGGTGGTGCATGTGGATTCCCACAGAGCAGACTCAGCGAACGAGCCTGCAGTACATGTACGTCATGCGGAGACCAAGTAATGTCCTTGTTAGAGAAGCTCGTGGAACAGTTTCGGTCTCAGGAGGCGTGGCGACGTTTTCTGAAAGTGTGGTATCGGCCCTGTGGAACGGTGCCTTGCTGAGAGTGGGTACTGACGATTATACTCAGCCAACCGGGGACTTTGGTGATGTCCCCGGGGTTGACGTGTTGTTCAACCGGGACTGCACTGAGGTGAGGGTCCTTGAGGTACTGACAGCAACCACATGCCGGATCAGCAATACCACGCTGATGGCAACGAATGTTGCGTACGTAGCGTCAAGCCATATCGACGTCTGTGACGGTGCGATGGAGACGCTGCTCATGCGACTCTGTGAGGATGAGTATGGGGTACGCCTTGTTGGGAACCATTCAGAACGGCTGGTGTCGGCTAATCGGCTTGCTTCTGCCTTCAACGATGCGAAAGCATCTGACGGTAGGCATGTTAGAAATAAAGGTTCGGAACGGCACTGGTACGGACTCAGACTACGAGACGTTGGCCGAGTTACGAACGAGAGCTGAACTGGAGTGTGTCCCCACTCCGGATCTACTCAGCGAAGTGATGGGCCGGTACGATGCCGCCTACTTTGTCGGGACAAAAGATCTCACCAGTGAGGAGAAAGGTATTTCCTACGCGGTGATTGGTGATTCCCTCAGACGCATGGGACTTAATGACTGGGTCCGCATTAACACCTTCAAGGAATTTCAGACATGACGTCCACGGTTACAGCAACTGTCCTGAGCTGTAAATGGATCAATGAGGACAAGCATTACGCCGTCGTTGTTCGTGAGGACAAGAACGGTATGGAACACAGTGTCCGGTTTCCAGGCCGCAAGGAATCCGGAGCAAGGGTCAAGGTTAAAGTATGAGTGCTCCAGAGTGGAACATTCTTGACAGGACTGTCCGGGTCATCAAAGAGATGGCTGGGAAAGGAGTCTTCACGGCTAGTGGAGGCGAGCTTGTCAGGAGTGTACCACCACAAGCCGTGCTCGTCTGGAAGGTCGTCGAAGGGGCAGGCGACAAGCGTGACGAAACCGGCCTGCGAAACATCAGTCTGCCCGCCATCACAGTGACAGCCCTCGGGGCCAAGTCTACTGTGGGGGCCGGGCTGAACTGTGCGGACGATGAGGCCGTGCGTGTCGCCATACAGATCCTCGACCACAATCCGTTCAACCACGACAAGCCGATCCGGACCTATATGGACTGGATGGCCGCTATCAGATTAAAGTTTACTGCCGTCCCGAATCCTTTCCAGCAAGACGCTGATGTCGAGGTGTATGACCCATACGTCGTTCACCCGCTTGATCGTCTGCCTGCGGAAGCCCAGAGTCTCGTTAGACAGCAAAACCAAGTTGCGATCTTTTCGTTTCTCGTAATGGTGAGGCACCACAGGTAGCCATGGCAATAAGCACAGCAATCAATGCCCGAATGATGATCAACGCCAAGAAGTTTTGCTTTGCAAAGTTTCTTGACCAGACCACGACTGAGCGTATCCAGAACCCAGACGCGATCTGCGGTAACAGGGACCCACTGCTCGACCGCACGCTGACTGGTCGTCGGAAGATCATGTTCACGACCTTCCACGATTTCACCGTGCCGATCCTGGCTGAGCTTCTGCCGCTGGCGGGCACGACTCTCGCGAGTACGACCTACACAGCCAACCAGACCATCAGTTCGATTCCGATTGTCGTTGACAAGGTCGGCAAGATCCACAAGTACACCGCGTGCCGGATGAACCGGATGATCATCCGAGGCCAAGTCGGCACACTACCTTGCTCAATCGAGTGCCAGTGGATCGGAGAGGACGAGACCGACGGTACGTCCGAAACATGGACTAACGGTACGGTTGACGGTATCTTCGGGTTCCCCGGAGCCACGTACGAGATCGACGGAACCGCTGTCGACTTTGACAGGTTCGCTTTTGTCATTGACAACAAACTCATTCCGAGCTGGAACTCCAGTGCGACTGTCACCGATGTTGGCACCGGCCCTCGGCAGACCCTGCTTGCCACGTCGGTCCCGTACGTCAGCGCAAACACTGGGCTGTACTGGGACAACCGAGATACGGTAGCCGCCGGAGTCGACCACGCCCTGAGCATCACCAACGGTGAAGACACCGTGCAGATCAATCTTCCTAACGCGGTCCTCATCCCAGAGTCCCCGTCGATTGAAGGGGCTCTTGAAGAGATCCGACTTCCGATGACATGGGAAGCCCACCGCATCGGCGGCGGGTCACCAGTCGCCGCCTTCAACATCGTGGTAACCAACGGATGATCCCAGAGTCACTAGACGACGGTTTCACAGTGGAGCCTGTAGAAGGAATCTTCTGCAGGCCCATGCTGTGGGAATCCAGGAGAGAGTGGAAGCGTATTGCCTCCGAAGATCCAGAGGCAGCGTGGCACTTCATTCGTACGTCGTACGTGACGCACGTCAATTCCGTCGTACTTGAAGACCACAAGATCGCAGTGATTCGAGCCGTGTGTGGATATACGTCAGCCCAGGAGTCAGAAGACTTTCAAGGACTGCACGACTCAGTGTACCTGCACTACGTCAACCCCGGACTTAGCACGCTCGACTGCCAGACTTGCAGAACGTACTTCACTGACAACCTGACAGGCGAACTGTATATTGCGGCCGACGGGCTGCCGAAGTATCTTCCGAAAAACGCGAAGGCCCTTTGTGAGACAGGCCAGTGTGCCAAGGTACATTGGTCTGATCCTATCGGCCTGAGCAATGGACGCTGGGCAAAAACATGGCGGCACTACTGGCTGTTTCGTGACAGCCCGAAGATGATGACTGACCCCATCTTTCGGCGGAATGCAGCACTTATAAGATGGATTGTAGACTATGGACGCGATCGCAGATTTGATCCGTATATTGGCAGAAGCTCCTATGGAGGAGCCGCCAATGTCCCGGCCGAAGGAACTGATCGACCGGTTCACAATCGAACGTGTGGCTCAGGAGGGGGTTGTCCCGGCGGGTCCTGCGGTACCGGGTGCTCGTCCATCTGAGCCTCAGCCGACAGTTGGGCCTAACGCAAGTCCTACAAAGCCAGAGACAGCCCCCGGACGCACGGCTGTGCCAATCCCCGGCCAGCCGTATTCCCACTCACTAGCGAGCCCGTCTACGGCCTCATTGCAGGTCGGAGCCTCAGCCGATCCGAAGACTGGCGTGCCTAACGTTGGTATGCAGGTCAGCGTAAAACTCGCTGAGCCGCAGAGTATCATGCCGCACGAGGCCCGGGCTCCGCAGGTAAGTAGCGGTCAAACCGCGGCTCCGCAGGTACAGGAGCAGATCTCTGGGCAACAGGCCGGGCCAGTATTCAGGACAACTGAGTCCACAATTCCGGCGAGCCCCGCTGTCGTACAGCCGCAAGCAGTTCCGCAGAGTGAGCCTGCGATACCTCCACGTGCCCCCGGATTGCCTGCCCGACTGGCTGAGGTCAAACCCTTTTCAGCCGGTGAAGTTCGTGTTACGTCAGCACCGACGCTTGCAGGAAGGGCCGCGACCCCGACTATCCTTGAGCAGATCGCGGGGATCCCGGCTAACCTTAGAACGGGGCAGACGGTTGAAGCAAAAGCCTCGCCAACCCCAAAAACGAATGTTACAGTAATCGTACCCCCAGCGTTTCCGATGGACCCGGCTGAAGCCTTTCGTATGGTGGACTCGCAAGAGCTACCGCCGTGGCAAGGGAGCGACCGGGACATACCTGCGTTTAAGACAGACGCGGAAAACCTTGAGTCAACGGAGCAACTTGTAGCACGGTCGTACATGCAGGCTGAAGGTAACCGGTCAGACGTCGATAGGTGGGCTCTATGATTTTCAAGTACGGTTCTTACTCACATGATCAGGATGAAGTTCTTGTTCGCGTATCAGTCGACGCGATCATGGACAAGTTCATGCGTCGAATGGGTGAACAGATCGAGTTCACAATCATCGGAGTGAAGAAGGTCAGCGATGGGGCAACGCCCGCTTTGACACAAGCTGCTCTGACTGCAGCTCTGCAAGGTCTGACTGATGCGTACAACGTTGACTACCAGGACTTCGGCTTGTACTTGGATAACGGTGCCGCGACGCGGCACATCGTCACTAACGCCGAGACCTTTGGCGGTGTGAAAGTCGTCAAGCCGCCGACGTTCATGAATCCACCGTGGGGAGGCAGAACCGAGTATCTGAACTCCCGCATGTACTACGTCGTCCTGCGGGCGGAGATCCGTGTCGGAGAGGGCTTGTACGCTTGGGACCAAAAGATCACGATCAAAGGGACCGGTGGTTCTAAGTGGCGATACAGCCCGAGGGAGGTAGGCTCCCCTGAAGCTCAGACATTGCAGACCGCTACGTCGTTTTGGTACATCCAGGAAGGATCTGCGGTTGGACGCAAAGAATACGTCGCCCCAGATGACCCGCTGTTCCCCGGCATCGAGCACGAAGAAGAACGTATCATCACCTGCGAGTCTCCAAAAGACATCCGGGTCGATAGCGATCCCGAGATGTTTGTGACGTCCTGGCGGTACATGATGGAAGCCACAACAGACGCCGGGTTCACCGCGTTCGACGTACCTACTGTGGATACCCTGCTATGACGTGGTCGTTCACAAGTATCAACAGCCCGGTTGAGTGCGTCTACACGCAGACGACAGGGTTTAACCCAGACGTAGCGTTCCTGCGAGCCAACCCGCAGGTAGCGAACATTCCGTCGTACGGGACGTTGTCGTTCACGTGGGGGGCAACCACGATCACGTTGCCCAACTGCATCGTGGATCTCGCGTCTCTCCGGCTCACCGAAGACGGCCGGTACATCACGCTCAAGGTGCTCGACCGTCGAGAGCTTTGGAAGTATGTTGCACCGATCAGCGGTGAGTACAACGTTGTCCGAGTGAATGACTACGTGACGGGAAAAAAGAAAACTCTCCGCCAACTCGGAACAATCCTTATGACTGCTCTTGGCGAGGGCAGTGCCGATGTGTCAGCATTACCCACAGACATCTACCCGTCAGTCTCGTGGGAGTGTGAGAGCGTTGTTGACGCAGCAGAAGCACTCTTCAGCGAGTATGGATACTCGGTAGCACTCGGGTTTGGCTCTGAGACTGTCACCGTGGTGAAGCTCGGCACCGGTGCTACCCTTTCTACGACGGATCGATTCGTTGGGTCAGACACAATCGACGCCAAGTTCGCACCGCGATATGTGCGTAACTGTTTCCGCCCGTCAGTGGCTCAGGTTCGTCTGAAGCTCGAAGCAGTGGGGCTCGACGTTGACGGGGCTTGGTACCCGATAGACGACCTTTCCTTCATGCCAGTCACGGGCTGGGGTAAGACCACGCCATACAGTCTGGCCGGGGCGGTAGACGCTCTGACAGAAGACCAGAAGGTTGAAGCTCGTGCGTACGTCCGCAGGGCTTACCGGGTCATGGGTTTCGCCGACGGCACATGGGACATACCAGTCGGAGGCGGAAGCGTTACCGGGCTGGACGTGATCCTGCCGATTCAGAATCGGCTGCTCACCACCGAGGATATCCGCGGAGAGGAATCCTACTCCCCGTTCAAAGTCTACGGCAAGTACACAACATTGCCAGACGAGCGGGCTCAACCAGCACTACCGACCACGTCGTTAGTAGGGGACCGCGTCGTAGGCCGGAGATACCATCTCGATGGTGAGAACGGGATTCTCATTTTTGACGATCCGATCTTCTACGTCGACGCTGATGAATACGAGCCTGCGGAGCTGTACCTTGAGTGTACAATCCAAGTCAGAAGCTCGACCAATTTTCAGTGGCAGCACTACGAGTACGATGTGGAGATTGTGCCGACCGGGACCGGATATCACACGGTAAAACACGAGCTTAGGGCTGAGACGATCGTCGAGTACGACACCTCACACGTAGTCACTGGGTCGACTACAAATCAAGTTGCCCTGGACGCGATCGGGGACGCAACCGCCGCTGCGGTAGCCGGACTGTTTGTCACTTCCGCAAGTCAGCATGTCGTCTACAACAAACCGAAGTTGAATTTGAGATGCGACGGTGCTATCCTGCAAGTGCAACACATCATGACTTGTGGAGAGCATGGTCATGCGGTGAGTAGAACAACAGCCAGCCGGAACTTCGAGTTTGACCGAGGCGTTCCGAGTCGGGCACAGAGGGCAGCACATTACAGGGCTATGCTTGCGGGAGCAAACACGTTCCGGCAAGCGATGGTAACCGCTCGCAAAGAGAATGCCGATGATTGACAGGGCAACATCACCGAGGAACAGATCCGCTATTGATATGTCGGCGGTCATTCCGTGGACAAACGAGTCCGGAGAGACGATCCCGGCGTACGGCGTGGTTCAACTTCGCACAAACTTTGACGGCTCCAGCAAAGCCAGTAAACCTAACGCGACCGACGGTCTGTTCTTTGTAAACGGGCTTGTCTCGATTGAGTCTACGAAGGCCGGGGAGTCTCAAACGTGGAACCGACCAAGGCCAGTCCTTATCGATGGCGATGCGTCGGTCGGTGATGAAGTAGGCCCGGTCTCCGGCCAGTGGTACATGAACACGGACGGTACTGGGTATCGCGTCCTTCGGCAGCCCGAAGCGGGTATTGGTGTTGTTGTACAAATCGGCGGCGGCGGGGGCGATTCCACCGTTAATGTGAGCTGGGGGTACCTTGACCAAGATTCGGGGAAGGATGATTCTTTTCAGAACGTCACACTATACGACTACGCTTCTGAGACAGACTTCGAAGGTGATACATGCGGGTGTGACTCCGGGTCCGGGTCCGGCAGTGGTTCCGACGGGTCCGGGTCCGGCAGTGGTTCCGACGGGTCCGGCAGTGGTTCCGACGGGTCGGGGAGCGGTAGCGGAGGTACTGATAGCTGTACGTTTCTGGACATGACGCTTGACCTGTGTAACAGTTCGGGTAGTGGCTCAGGCAGCGGCGGTACGACTGTGAGAGCCCTTGTACCCGCTGGCTACAAAACCGGGCCTATCGGTCTGATCAAGATGCCAGTGGGAGACTGTGGTTCTGGGAGCGGCTCGGGGTCCGGGAGCGGCTCAGGTAGTGGGCCGGACTGGGAAGGCTGGACGGTTGTCATCGGCCGTCGGCAAAGATGTTTGGTAAAGATTCCGACGAAGGTTGAATGTTGTCCAGTCGGTGGGTTGAAGTTTACAGAGTTCAAGCGTATCTGGTACTTCGGGGACGAAGTGGATACGTACACAGACCCGTGTTCAACGGGGAGCGGGTCATAGGTGGCGTTATGGCGAATTGCTGCTGTGAGTCAGGATGTTGTTCGTGTGACGCAACCTATGTGGGCTGCATGGATGGTAATGCACCTATTGATCCATGTTTGAATCTGTCGATCGCTGGTTCGGTTTGGGTTCAAGGGACACCTCCAGTTACCGACGCAAATCTTGACTGGGGTTCAATCGACTGCCAATGGTACTGGGATCAGACGTTCGGATTGTCACTAATAGGGTGCGAATCCGCCAATGTCAGAACGACTTATGTGATGAAGCAAATCATCACGGCATCTGAGTGGGCCAAAGACCGTGATGTTCAGGACTGTGACTGGATTCTTGAAATCTATGCCGATGGCGTGTTTCAGGGATATATTATTGAGTATGCAAAGGAGTGCCTAAATGCTGGCACAGAGAACCCGTTAAACACCCTTGATTGGATTCAGTTCTACAATGTTCCTGTTCCTGGAGTTTCGTCAACAGTTACCTTGACGATGGTTAGGGTAAACTCACCAACAAGCCTCTGTGTTCCAGTAGGTAGGGCATAGGATGATTTTTTCAAAAAGAATAGACGAGTCTGGGGTTGTCGTTCGAAGCAGCACTCCTTCGATTGTTGGAATCAACGCGAAATCCAGCGAAGAGTCATCGCCCGGAACAGTTCTTCACTCACTCCTTGCTGAACGTTACGGTGTAAAGGTCGCACAATGTAAATGTCAGGAGTGGATAAATCGCATGAACACATGGGGCGTCGACGGTTGCCTCAAGCATATTGATGAAATTGTCACTCATTTGTTCGAGGAAGCATCATCAAGCCATCAGGTCAGTGCTCTTGTTCGAAATGCACTTCGGGTTCCGATGATCGGTAAACTTGAAGGACGACGTCAGATCAAGAATCTTGTGCTGGAAGCAATTCAAATGGCCAGAACAAACCCTAATCGTAACATGTCACACAGTGACTTGCTTGTTCACCTGCACTCAGCAGCAGATAAGTGGCCTGCTGGATGGAGAGACTGGCCGAATGTGAGAGACTACCACAGAACCATTCTTAGGGAGGCAATCACAGAGGCAGCATCAATTCGTGTTCCAGAACGAAAGTCAAATGCATCGCGTGCGGTTCTAATACCTGCTGGAGGTCGGTGCATGATTTACGACAAGAGTGCGCCTCAGTGGTATTTCTGGGGAGCATTCGCAGTCGCGTGGAACCTCAGGTCTCGTGGTTGTCGATTGCCAATTGAGTTTTGGTTTCTTCCCGGTGAGATGGAAGAGATTGAGCACTGTGAGCTTTACGCCCGCCGCGTAGCGGCAACATGCCATGTGCTCGACACCAGCAACATGCGGTGCGTCCATGGGTGGCAAGTCAAGATTAATGCCATCCTTCAGAGTAAGCATGATGAGGTCTTGCACCTTGACGCAGACTGCCTGCCTGTACGGAATCCAGAGTTCATGTTTGACAGTCCAGAGTTCGTGGAGCACGCGGCTCTGTTTTGGCGGGACAATCCCAACGTCAACGACTTTCACGGGTACGTCTACGCTGATCTTTGGGAGCGAATGGGCGATCCACGGAGAGACAAGATTCCAGATATCGAGGCCGGGCAGATGTTCATTGACAAGGTGCGTGGGGCTCGGGCCTTGCACGTGGTCAAGCATTTGGCCGACCACGCGGACTACTGGGGCGGGTACAACGGCGGTGACCGCGGCGTATGGTATGGAGATAAAACAGACTTTCACATGGGCTTCCTCCTGACCAAGACGCCGTACCGGGTCGAGAAGTGGAACAA